TGCTTAGCAACTACTGTGGTTCAAGGTTTGATTAAAACTTTACTTGAGCACCCCTTATGAAAGTACAAATATATAATTAGCAATGTTGGAAGAAGATATGTATTTTTATGATTATTCTGATAGAAATGTCGGGTGGGCAGTCAACCCGGAACTCCTCGAGTCGTTAGACGAGTTCAAGACGCAAATAGACTATGATGCGATAGTTCATGCCTTTAAGCGGAAGGTAAAGAACGTTGCTGAGTTTATATCACCAAAGCACTTGAGAAAGCGCTTTAAAGCAAGATGGTTTGGAATTACAGTTACTAAGGAACAAGAACAGAATGGTGGAGAGTTGTTGGAGCAAATTGATGCAGATGATGTAGCAGATGCTGAGGAAGTTGGTTTACCACTTAATCCTCAGAATCCGCGAAATCGGTTTGCATTTGTTGCCAGTCTTGTTGCTGAATGTAAATGTGAAATTCCAGGTCTGGACATAGAAACTAAGGCTAATAGGTTAGTTGTTCGACGGTGGTTGAACAACAGGATGACGGAACGAAAGATGCGGCCGACTCATATACGAGCAATGCTGCCTCTGGCTGTCGAGTCTGTGTTTATACCAGATAAATATGAGATTGAAGCAAGAGCTCTGCGACAATCTCGTGCTGTACAAGATCGGGTACAACTAGGAAATGACGTTCTTTACTCGAGAACAGATCCATGGTTGTTGAACTGGCTAGGGACGCGAAGAAGGCGGCCTGATGCCGGTGGAGATTGATGGGGTTTGTGTCAATTACCTGGTGTCTATTGCGAGCGGTCTTCCGCTCCTGACATCAAGTCCCTAAAGGTAAGGAGACATAAACGAAGGGCAATGAAGCAAAAGAAGACTTTTTGCTTCACTGGAATGTCAAGTTCCGGAAATTATAAATGTTATAACAACACTATTGACGCAATGGAAAAGGCTGTTAAGGAACGAGTATTACTTATCAATGTAGATGGAGTATGGGTCGAACCTTTTCGTCCTTGTATTAAGGAATTTAATAGCAGAACTAAGAGTTTCACTTCTAAGTTTAAGAAAGGTGTGTGCTATGCCACCCCGATGAAGCCTCGAGCGTTTGCCGAGACATACCAGGGTCGAAAGCGCACACTGCTTCTAAAAGCAGTTGAAGCTAATGAAACTTTAGGGTTCACTGATGACTGTTCAATCATCAGGGCTTTCATGAAACATGAACCATATTTATTTGGTGCTACGAAAATTCCAATACCACGTTTAATCCAACCACGGGATTATCGTTACATTGTGGAAACGGGGAGGTATATCAAACCGATCGAGAAGTTGTTGTATAAAAATATCAATCGTATCTATGGTGATACTACGGTATTCAAGGGTTTAAACATGGAGCAAAGAGGCAATGCTTTGTTTGCGAAGTGGAGTAGATTTAAGAATCCTGTGGCAGTACCGTTAGATGCATCCAAATTTGATAAGCATGTTAGTAATTCTGCGTTACGCTGGGAGCATGGAATGTATCAGTCGTACTATCCTGGAGATAGATACTTCAAACACATTTTGAGCTTACAAAGGTGTAACAAAGGTCGGGGTTATACATCAGACGGTAGCTTAGTCTACTCGACGACGCATAACCGAGCCTCCGGCGATTCTAACACATCAAGTGGAAATG